CCTCTTGTAGAATATTTCTTGAAGGATGATTCTAAGGGTGATCCATTACTTACACAGGATCGTATAAGATTGATGGGTATTGATCCAGAACCTATGTACCACATTGCAAAGGATGTTAATCTACATCTACAAGAGATGTTTAGTCAATTGGGTCTTGATCTTATAGACTTTAAATTAGAGTTTGGATATGATGCTAATGGTGATTTATATGTTGCTGATGAGATCAGTCCTGATTCTATGAGACTATGGGGTAAGAAGGATGGAATGAGCCATGATAAGGATATTTTTAGGAAGTATGGATCAGATGAAGCACTCATAGCTGCATATGGTGACATACTAAAAGGTCTTAGGCAGTTAGCTGTCTAAATAATCCAGTTTGATTAATCATAATGACAAGTCTAATTGACCCTAGAAAATATTCTAAAGCGGTTGACCTGTTGAGGTCATTTTTTTTGTCTAAAGGTTTTCTTGAAGTACATACCCAGAATCGTTTGAGTATACTTGCTGCATGTGAAGATCCAGAAACCGTAGCAGTATATAACTATGGTGGTAATGTTTGGCCACTACCACAAACAGGTCAAATGTGGTTAGAACATGAATTACTTTCCAACCCTGCCGAGTCAGGGTTTTTTTGTGTCTCAACGTCGTATAGGGCAGAACCTAATCCTGTCCCAGGTAGACACGAGACTATCTTCCCTATGTTCGAGTTTGAAATGAAGGGGGATGTCTATGATCTTAAAGCGATGGAGATAGAACTCTGTGAACATCTAGGTCTGCCGTTAGAGACAGATGGTATTAAATCTTATGCTGGATGGGCAGATACCTATAAGGTTAAGGAACTTGACCACGGACATGAAGCTGCTATAGGACGTGGTATGATCACTGAGTTCCCTGAGTGGACATCACCATTCTGGAACATGGCAAGAAATACCGATGGCACCAGTCGTAAGATTGATGTGATTCTAAATGGTATGGAAACTATTGGTTCTGCTGAACGTAGTACTGATAAAGCACAGATGAGAGAAACATTCCACACTATCTCTGATGGTGGGTATGCAGCACTACTCTATAGAAAATTTGGTGAGGAGAGAGTCGAGAACGAACTTGATGAGTTCTTGAAGTTTGATTTCTTCCCCAGATCTGGAGGAGGCATCGGAGTTACTCGTCTAATATCAGCCCTTGAATAGGGCTTCAATGTAAGGTGACGAAACTGGTAAACGTGGCAGGCTGTTTCCCTGCTGTTCTGCTTGCGGGACTTGGTGGTTCGATTCCACCCCTTACAGTTAAAATAGTATATAGCTTGACAAACCCCTTCAGGGTGTGCTATAAATAGTATATCGGGTTCGCTACTCGATACGGGAGTGACTGAATAAGCTTGCTGGCATAAGGCTAGTTAAGGTGATGAGACACAGGTGGTGCTGCTTCCCCCAAGGAAGAATCGACATACCAGTCGGGTCTCATACAGGAAGGTAAAAATCTACTAATGTAGCAATGCCCCTTCCTTATTGGTATACATTAATCCAATCTCCCACCCAATACCACAATACTTAAATACGGAGAATACGTATGTCATTTGCTTCTTTAAAGAAGTCCTCTTTCCAGGACTTGCTCTCTAAGGCTGAAAACCTTAACAAATCAGAAACCAAGAGTGGTCCTGATGAGCGTCTATGGAAACCAGAGGTAGACAAAGCAGGTAATGGTTACGCAGTAATCAGATTTTTACCAGCACCCGATGGAGAAGACCTTCCATGGGCACAAGTTTGGACACATGCCTTCCAAGGACCAGGTGGATGGTACATTGAGAACAGTCTAACGACTTTAGGCAAAAAGGATCCTGTTTCTGACTTGAACAGGGAACTCTGGAACTCTGGTGGCGAAGGTTCTGCACAAAGAACTCAAGCACGTAACCAGAAGCGTAAGTTAAACTATTACAGCAACATCTACGTTGTTAAGGATAGTGCAAACCCTGAGAATGAGGGTAAAGTCTTCCTGTACCGTTATGGTAAGAAGATCTTTGATAAGGTTATGGAATCAATGCAACCAGCATTTGAGGATGAGCAACCAGTAAATCCTTTCGATCTATGGAAGGGTGCTGACTTCAAACTCAAGATCACTAAGGTTGCAGGTTTCTGGAATTATGATAAGTCTGAGTTTGATAAGGCATCAACTCTAGGTGATCTCTCTGATAAAGAGTTAGAGGGAATCTGGAAGCAAGAGCACAGTCTCGCTGCTTTCACTGCTGAGGATCAGTTCAAGTCTTACGATGAACTTCGTGAGCGTCTTGAAAGAACACTCAAAGGTGGATATAAGAAGCAGGTTGAGCAGGAGCAGTTTGATGAGGAGGTAACTCCAACAGTACAACAGGGTAGACCTGATGTACCAGGCACTCCAACTCCTACACCTTCAGGTGAAGACGATACACTATCTTTCTTTGCTAAACTAGCTAACGAAGATTAAATTCGACTTTATAATACTAAAATACCCCGAAAAAAATTCGGGGTATTTTTTTGTGCCTTACATTTTCAGTTCGTAGGCAGTACTGGAAACAGTAAGTGGTCCTGACTTATTAAGTCTTCTATAATATGATTCAACGAAGTCTTTTATGAGATGAGGACGTATGATTTTAATTTTTTCTTTCTTACCATTAATCTCTTCTTCATATTGATAGTTAGTAATAGATACCACTGGATTCGCTGTAACAACGATACCATTATCAATATAACTTACTGAGTAATTAGATGGAACTACTTTTCCTGCAGGTATGATTATATTACCAGCAGTGTTTTTAACTTCAGTAGTTACGTAATGCTTTGTTGCTTGTGGATTTGAATATTTGTTAGATACGTAATCAGATAATTGTGAACTAGACTTTGGCCATTGCTCATAAAAATTCACTATATCATTAGCAATAAAAAATGTCCAATTGTAAAATGGATTGCCATATACTCTTTTTGCCAAGACTTCTGGAGATTCTCCATTAATTACTACATACTCATCAAATAGAGTTACACTATTGACGTATTCGGATAATATTTCAGATCTTTGCCATAGATTCTTTGCGTAGAGTAAATCTACATCTACGGGAGATTTGGCAATATTATAGAATAGTTCTGGTAGGTTTTTTAGTAACATTAGAGTGTCGCTCCGTCTTCTGCGAAGTCTGTTCTGGTTAGAGCAGTTAGTTCGTTAAATCTTAAAGTAGCTGTGATTAAAGGTATAGTACCATCATGTACTGTTGTTAACGCACCAAATGGAGTACTGTTTACGGTTAAACCCACTAATGCACATAATTTTGTTTTGGGCATCATTTTATGTGGGACTGGAGTCTCTGCCTCTCCTTCCGCAACTGGAACAAACATAGGCTTTAATACAAATACATCAGGGAAACCTAGTAAAACACCACTACCTGAACCTAATGGATCCATGGATGTTGGATGCATACCAATTTTAAACCACTTGAGGATATCTTGGATCACTTTAGATTCTTTATCATCTCTCGATGCAAATTCAAAGTTTAGTTCAAATTGTCTGAATTCCATTTTTTGAAAGAATTGTATGGCATTTTCATTTGGTGCCATACCAGCTAGACCAGCAATGTTTCTTGGATTAGTAATAGCTGAGTTTACATTAAATGGATCAGAAGCTTTTTTCAGTCCTCCCAACGTACCACCAGCAACTCCAGAAGCCATCTTACCTTTACCACTACCTGATAACCATGTTTTGAGTGCACCAGCAGCACCACCTACGACACCAGCTGTACCTAAAATAGCAGCAGCTCTCGCGGGATCTGTTGCTGCTAACGCCATGGTTCCTAGTCTAAATGTATTATTCCAGTTAGCACCATAGCTATATTGGAATTCATTTGGTAATGGTAAATTGCAATGAGATTCTTTATATCCTTCTGCACGAAATTGAGCAACCTCTTTTTTTCTCTTTAAGGTATCTCCTAACGATGTCACTTCTCTTTTACCGTTCTTAAATCTTCCCTTAATTGGCGTGTCGAGGATTTGATCGTCGGTCCTCTTATCTATCATATTTTCTCCTGCACCAAGACCCCAATATGAATCCTTTGGTGTTGTCTTCTTTCTATATGCTGCAATTGCGCTATCTTTATCATTTGCGAAAGCCATGGAGTTAGTACCATTTCCATATATCCAATTTGCCCCATCTGCTAATGAATCAGCCATTCCTTTAACAACACTACTATTACTTACAGCTCCTAGGGCATCATTTTGTGCTTGAGCAACCGATTTCATAGCTTCATCATAGGAATACTTTTGAATTGCTAAAAATGATGCATATGGAACATTCCTGATCCCTCTTGGATATGAATAATTTATTTCTTCGGCCATTATCTATTCCTATGGAACTTTTCTAGGGGTAATTGACTTAGAACCTGTATATCTTCTTCAGATACCTCAAAGAAAATGTCGTCAGCATTCTTAGGTATGTAATAGTGTAGAGTAGATGGAGGATACTTCTTATTATTTATCGCACTTAATCTCGTATTACTGTTAACGTAATGTAGATTCGCTCC